TGTGAAACTAGAAAACACAGAATTATTCCCTGGTGAGCCACCAGTATCTCGGTTCGGTCCGCCAGCGCCCCCAGCCCCAACCGTCACCGTATAAGTACCAGCAACAACCTCTATTTGTGACTCAGCCGAAGCACCGCCACCAGACGATTCACCAGGGACATTGCACCGGTATCCTCCAGCACCTCCAGCCCCAGCACGCCCGTCGTTCCCTGAGTCACCTCCGCCTCCGCCACCCCCAGCAATAACAAGGTACGACAGAAAAAACGGGAACCCAGCCCTCATAGAATTGAACTTAACAAAGTCCTGTATAGAACTACGCGTCATTCGAGTAACAGCCATTAGTCGTTACCCCCTTTAGCTAATCTCGGTACCGAAAACGTTTACACTCAAGTCTATAGCGGACGCGTACACGCTCAAAACGTCGGCGGCGTCCAAAGTAATACCCAGCGTAAGCGTAGTCGAATCGTTAGCCGCAATAGGCACGTCGTACGCGATATAGTGCTCGTCGCTAATACTCGCACCGTTAGGCCTAATCGCGATCCTAAAGCTCTCAGCGGACGCCGTACGGTTAGCAATAATGATAGTGCTAATAACGGTCTCGGTAGCCGACGGGACCGTGTAGACGTCGGTAAGCGTTGTAGCAGGTAGGTCGTTTTGACCGAGTACCTTGTATGCGTTAGCCATTTATTTACATTCCTCCTAGTAGAAACTGACCCTCAAAACCTAGACCGCCACCGACGGGCTCCCAGGCAGACGTATTGACATTGTAGTACTCCACCGCACCGCTTGTGGTGTTAAAACCGAACAAGACGCGACCGGCAGGCGTAGGTCGCCCAGCAGTATCCCACGAGCCAAGCCGTGTACCCATAAACTCGCGACGATCCGTAATAGTCGAGGGCACCCCGGCAGTAGCCGGCACAAGCACGTCGGCCAGCGGTTGCTCGAAAATACCGGCGTCCGTTTGCACCAAAGCCGGGGCGCTCGGTGAACCTGCCGGTGTACCAGTCTTGACCGCCAAAACAATACTGTTAGCTGTAGGGTCGAGACGCAGTACAACCGTGTCGATACGGTCGTTAGTGGCGTCCGCTGTAGCCAAAGCTAGAGCCTCGGTAGCGTCCGACGTGTAATAGTGTCCGCGCACCATAGCCTCGCCAGCCTCCACGTCAACCGCGAGACCAGTACCAGCCGACACCTCCAAAGCCGTACCCGTAGGTACGTCGTCGACACCACTGTTAAAGTGCCTCGCCCACTTACTAAACTGGGTCTCGGTAGTGTCGATACCCTCAAACGGAAAACTCGCCTGGGTCATTTATTGCCTCTCTTAATACTCGAGCTCGTACGTGCCCGTAATGTCGAAACTATCGGCGGTGGTAAGCGTAATCGGTTTATTGTACTCAAACGGCTCAGTCTCACCGTTGGACTTTATATAGGACAAGGTCATAACGTTAGAGCCGGCGGCCACGTTGCCAATAATCGAGTACACCGTGCCACCCGAGTCGTCGGTCAACGATCCGCCAGAGAACGTAACCGGTCGGCGACTGTTGTACGGCAAAGTCATAAAGTATTGACCGGTACCAAACGTGAGGATATTGGTAAAGTCGACCGAGTACGCAAAGTAGACCATATCGCCAAAACGAGTATAGGTCGCGGTAAAGACTGGGCCGCTAAACGTTGGTTGTGTACCGTCCGTACCACCACTTACGTCGCTAAACGTTGTTACGACACCGTAACCCGTTGTATTGCGCTCAATCTCGCCCAGACGCTTAGACTGGGTTAGGGTAGCCTTACCTAGCTTAGCCTCGTACGAGACTGGCATAGGTGTACCCACCTCGGCCGCCAAGTAAACCCCGTCCGACTGGATAGACAACGCCACCGTATACACCACAGCCGTCGCGACGATATTGCGCACGGTAACCGTAATAGTGTCGCCCAGACCCCACTCGGACCCAAACAACATAGTCGTATTGTCGGTCGGTGTAACCGTCATAGAGACGCGAGTTTTACCCTCGTCTATAAGCGCCTCGGTCGCGACCTGTGTAAACTCTGCCGCCTCTTGCGTAGTCCTCGAGTCCACAAACGACTCGATACGACGACCCCACACAGTCTCGGCGTCTGTCGACTGAGTTAGTGTGCCCTCAAAAAATAGTCTTTCCTCTTGCTCACCCGCACCGCCCACGATCGCACGAGTAACAGACGGCGCAGAATAAGCGTAGTCCGCAGACGTTAGTCGGCCGTTGTCAATATCGAACCGGATAAGACCGCTACGGTCGACCGGCTCGTACACGTCAAAGACGAGGCTAGAGGCCTGCTGCTCTATCGTGTAACCGACACCGCCAGACTGTGCAAGCCCATAAAAAAACTCTTGCATTTTGTCGAACCGTGCCGAGCCGTACACTGTAGAGCCACGCCCCAAGTCGGTCGCCACAGTCAAGTCGGCAACCCTGCGAGCCGTCGGACCACTAACTAAATTCTCGTCTACGTACTCTTTTAGTACCGTCTCGACCGCGTCGTTACGTACGTCGTATGCCTCTGTCTGTGCGGTAACGTCGTCCTCGGCCGGGTCGGGGTAAGCCAACCGCTCAGCCAAAATAACCGAGTCGTCCACGCCCTCAATAGTCCACGAACCCTCGGCGTCGTCTTGCGTTTGCACAAGCGCCGCAGACAACATAGGGCCAGACATTATTACACCGTCGGGGCCAGTCACAATAAGACCGTAGCCAGGTGTCCGTAAAAGCTCTGCCATATCCGAGGTGGCGTGTAGGTTTACCCTCCAAGTACCGACCTCGTTGTGGCGCAGTATAAACTCGGCACCGACCAAGTCCGCGCCTGAGAGCTGTCCTACCCGCTCGAGAGACTTGTTACGTACCTCTACAGTTAGGTCGTCTACTCTCACCCGTGCACCACCTCGTACGCGAGGTTGTAAACACACTCGATACGTGTGTTAGCGTCCGCGTTAGTACCAGTCACGAGCACGCTCGAAACACCTGGGGGAAACGCAAAGAATTTAGGCGCAGTCGCCAGAATGTCGTAACGGTTTACCTCGCCAATACCGGTAACGGTAGCGGCCTCGTGGTCGACCGTGAAAATATCACCGGTAACAACGTTTTCGGTAAAGCTCCAGCCCTCACCGTTCAGAGACACCTCGAGACCGTTTACCGGTCCCACGATCTCGAAACTCGGGTACACGGGCACGTCGCTAGTGTTGTTTACGTTTATCAGCCCGAGCGCTTGCGAGGACGAGACACGTAGCTTAGTGAGCTGCGGTAAAAGACCGCGCCCAGTGTTACCCGTAGTGACACTAAAACTTTCGGTATCGGCAGACTGCCAATACGGGTTAGGTGCCTGAAAAGAGAGCAACAGTTTCGCCCACGTCTTGCCACCTGTGTCGCCACCATACTCGAGCTCGGCACCACCGACATAGTGTAAGTCTAAAAAGACGTTACCGGCGTCGCGCAAAGCGGTAAGCCGTGTAGGGCCAGCCGTGTCCTGTGTGAGCTTAGCGAGACGGCGTAGGTTAGTCTCCACGTCTACAGCAGTGTCACCGAGCACAGTTACCGGCATATCGACATTACGTACACCTCGACGCGTGTATCGGTGGATACCGCCGAAACGAGCGGACTCGTCAATACGCACCGCGGTCGGTGGGATACCAAAACCGACGAGAGACGGGTTTAGCACGTAGGTCGAGTTATCAAAAGTGATAACGTCGCCGTTAGAGCCTGTCAGAGTGTAGTTGCTCACGCCAAAACCCTCGCCCTCGTCATAGCTAGCCGTAGCTCTTGCTCAGCGTCGAAACTCTTGTTAGGTGCCGCGTAATAGTTTAGCGTTCGACCGTCGCCACGCTCACCGAGCATAGACTCGAAACGATCCAACGGTATTACCATTTCCGGGCCAGCCTCACCGATAAGCGCACGCGTCGGACCGGTCACGAGACCGCCCTCTGCAAGCGCCACCCTCGGTAAACTAATTTCCGCGATACGTCGTAGGTTAAAGCCAAAGCTTTGACCGCCAACCTCGGGCACCCAGTCAGGGATAGTAAACGACAAACTATTTATAGCGTCGATTACACGGTTTACGCCACGAATGGCACCGTTTACGAAACCCTCGAAACCGCTAATAAGCCCGTTTATGATGTCGCCAAAAAAGCTCTTTATACCGCCCCACACCTCTTGGAAAAACGTGCTAAAAGCGTCTATGTCCTCGGTTACGTTTTCGATAGCGCCGATAAAAAAGCCGACCGCTGCTACCAAAATTTCGCCAATAACCTCGGCCACAAAGACGAGGATAGGTGTAAGAAACTCTATAAACTCGATAAATAGCGGTAGCAGTCGCTCGATAAGTGGGAGCATAGCCTCGATAAGCGTAATCGCCACCGGTGCCAAAGCCTCGAAAAGCTCCATAAAGACCGGTAGCAAAGCCTCCACAATAGGCGCAAGCGCCTCGACCAAGTCCAGCAGGATAGGTACTAAGACCTCCATAGCCTCGCTAATAAACTCAGCGATAACCGGTACGAGCTCTACGATCGTCGGCAATAAGGCCGCAAACAACTCGACAAAGACCGGTAGCAACTGTGCTACGAGGTCTAAGAAAACAATAGCTAGGTCGCCCAGCACGGGGAGCAACGGGAAAAGTGAGGTTAATAACCCTGGTATCTGACCGGCCACGTCCGCAAGCACCGGCGCAAGCTCGCCCATAACGTCGACCAATACCGGCGCGAGTTCCTCGACCACGGGGATAAGTCCCTGGGTAAGCTCAGCGAACGCGCCCAGCAGTGGACCGCCAACCTCGGCCTGGATATCCTCAAACTGTGCCTTTAGGATACGCTGCGAGTTAGCGAGACCGTCCGACGTATTAGCAAAATCGCCCTGTGTCTTAGCGGTCGACTCCATAAGCAAACCGTAACGAGCTTGCGTCTTTTGGTCCTCGGTCATTTGCTCGCCGACGCCAATAAGTCCCTCACGCAGAGCGTAAGCCTGCACCTCAGAGTCGAGCAGGTTTATACCAAAACGCTTTAGAGGCTCAGCCTCGCCAGAGAGACCAGACTGGAAAACCTGCAACGCCTCGGAAACGTCGATATTAAACACCGAGGCAAAGTCAGCGGCGCGAGTAGTGACGTCGTCGACAAAGCCGGCAACGTTACCGCCCTCACCTACCACACGCTCAGCAAACGCCGAGAAACGCACAGCGGACGCGTTAAAGTCTGCCTGTGTTACACCTAGTCGGCTAGCGGCGTCCTCACCTAAAGCCACCACGCTCTCGGTCGCTGTGCCATAAGCCACAGAGACCGCGTTTAGAGACTCCTCTAGATCGGACGCGGCAGTAACAGACTCTTTAACAAAATTGCCGATACCGGCCGCCGCAAGACCACCGGCGATAACACCGCCAAGAGTTTTTAGGGCACCGCCAAAGCCACCGCTAAAACCTTTACCGGCGTCCTGGCCAGCCTTAGCGCCGACGTTGTTAACGCCGCCCATTTCTTTAGCGACTGCCTGCTGGAAACCCTTTGCAACGGGTATAAGTGTTACATAGGCGTAGGCCTGCTCTGCCACTTAAGGCCTCCATTTCGTGCACGCTGTAGAATTTCTCGGCCGTCCGCTCTGGGCGTGCCTTTGCGAGTATTGTTACTCGTCGGCCACGGGCGAGGGTACGGTTTGGGTTTACGTTTCGAGTGCACCTGTGCGAGTAGGTCGTAAGTGGCGGCGTGCACAGCCCACTCGTACGAGACGGGGTGGTGCCAACCGTTATAGCTCACCTGTAGCCACGACGACGGATCGCGTAGCAATACTGCTACTAGGTACACGACCTCGACCCAGGGCACAGTAGTCCCAAGGTCTTTTAGGCCTAGTCCGAAACGTTGCCTAAAGTCATAAAGAAAAGCGGCTTTATGGTCCTCGACTAGGGCGAGGACCGCAATTATTCCCCCAGTGCTACGCCACCCGTCCAAGCTTTCATATGCTTAGAAAACTCGGACACGGGTAAAGCGTCCAATACGGCCAAGTCTTTTGGCGATAGGACATTTTCGAGGATATACCAGGTTTGCTCTTGCTCGGTCTCGTGTCGCGCCTTGCGCAGAATTCCAACGGGCATTTCGCCAAACGCTGGCAACTCGACCTTTTTACCTTTGTGCTCGATAACGTAACTCATAGCGGCTCTACCTTTCGTAGATATTAGTGTAGCGGCTGGTGGGGAGCGTCGGGGGTGGCAGACACTCCCCACCGAGTTAAAACCCTCTAGGCCGCCGCAAGTAACCTAGAGGGCAAGTGCTTACGGCTCGACTGAACCGAACGCGCTAAACAGCTTGGTAGCCACAACCTCGGACGCGTCTGCGTATGCGGTAATGGTCACCTCATAGCCGATAGCCTCACCGGACGCGAGCGTGCGCTCACCAACCGAGGTAATCTCACCGGCTGCAATATAGGTACGTTCGATATTGGTACCGTCGATAACGTCGATAACAAACGACTTACGGCCACCGGACGAGCGAGGGTCAATATCGAGAGAGCCACCTACGGTAACAGTGCCACCGTAGTAGAGGTTTACGACGTCCTCGTTAGTTTCGATAAACGTAAGCGATACCGAGTAGGTACCCTCTGAGATAATCTCGCGAACGAGGCTACCGTCTTGCCACGAGCGAATCTGTGTAGTGGACTTGTCCATACTCTCGCTAATACCGTCGGAGCTTACATATCCGAGGTCCTGAAACGCCACGTTAAGGGCGTCGTCGCTGTAGCTGGGTGCTGCTGTGCCAGTCGGTGCGACATAAACCGCACCGGTAACGGCTACTCTTACGTTGTCAGAGTCTAAAGCCATTATATTTTATCCTTTCGTTAGAGGTTGGTACCTCTATGGTCAACGGCAAAACGCATAAACCTACGTTGGGCCTTTAGGTCGGTCACGTCCTGAATAGAGCTCTCTGGGATTACGTCGACAATAGGGTTACCGTCGGGTAGATCGTCAAAGACCGCCATTACAGTACGGGCCAAAGTCTCGGCGTTAGCGTAAGACGTCTCGTAAACGTTCACGCCAATAGAATCGGTCATAATAGTTTTCGACCGTCGTGTACCGCCGTCTCGGCGTAAAATTACTTGTGAGCTTGTGTCGTCGGCGAGGACGCCTACGCGTGTAGTGGTGAACCCCTCGGCTGTGAGCAGAGAGCTCACACGGCTTACGAGGTGCGCCATAATGTCGCTAAAAATAACTGCGTCGGCCATTAGCTCGCCCTCGCTTGTCGGGGTTTATTGGTCTTTACTTTGTAGCCGCGTTGCCCGCCAGCCAAGTCAAGCGCACGCGACAGAGTGCCAGTGTTAGCCTCGTCAAAGTCTGAGCCTCGCGACACTTTAGCTCGAGCACGCCGGCCACTTGTGACCACGTGAAGCTCGCTACCGGGTACGGCAGACTGGACTCGACGCATACGAGTACGTAGCTCGCTCGCGATAGCAGGGGAGCGTAAAAGCTCGCCCATACCTTTAAAATTTAGTTTTACCTCGCCACCGCCACCAGGTATTTTACTAGCCACGGTCTATCTGCCTCTGTAGGTTTACAACCGTGCCAGGGCTCCACGATCCGAGACCGTCGCGCCAGTCAAACGCCTCACCGTCGATTTCATACAGCTTGCCTCGAATAGTAAAAGTGTCGTCGTCTTGGACGTCGTGGCCTGTCGGTAAATAGATAGTTAGCCCGTCGGTTACTACAATCTGGTCGGCGTCAAAATTGGTACCGGATACTCGAGCCGAGACGATAGCCTGGACGGTCGACGTTGTAGTGGTAAATACCGGTTGGCCGTAGCTATCGGTAGAGGTCGAACTTCGTCGGGTTTGGGTAATAGACTCCATAGTTACCGTTTCCAATCGTCGACGCGGACCTAAAAGTTTTTTCGCGGTAGTGCTCGGCTACCTCAATGTCGGACGGGCTCATAAGCACTTGCCGGCCAACCGCCCAGTTAGCGTACGACTGAGAGAATGGGCCTACGCTCTGCTGCTGGATACCAGCGGCGGCGTCGTCCGGGATAAGCAAAGTACGCACGACCATACCGGCGACCACAGCGACAACGTCGGCGGGGATCGTGTCTGAGCCGTGCTCATAGTTTACGATTACCGGGCTATAAGTGCCGAGCTCGTAGATAGACTGGAAACCGTCGTACGTGTAGTCGATCGTGGCACCGTCAATATCGGTAACGTTCACGATTTCGATTACGGGGCGTTGCACGAGACGCACAATACCGTCGCGAGGGAAAAGTCGCACAGTGGACTCGGATACCTCGAATTTTTGGACGGCACGCTGGACAAACATAGCGGACGCGTCGGCAAGCCACGCGGTAGCTTGTGCGGTCTCGCCAGCGGTCAAAGACCGACCTATACGTGCCTCTACGTCGGCAATAGTAGCTAGAGCCAATTTTTAGCCTCTCGTGTGAAACCTTGCGCGGCGTAGAGTGGGTGGCCCGTAGGCCACCCACCCGTAGCGATTACCTACTGGTATTAGCCAGTAAAGTAACGGTAAACGGCGTCGTTCTTGAGCACCTTGCCACCGTACACGTTAAGACCGCGGACAATGTCGGCGAACTTAGTGGGGTTACGCAGTGACTCGAGAGACTGAACCTGGGAAACAAACGCCACCATAGACTCGTGGTATGCGAACGCTCCGTTAGTGTTTCCGCTGTAGTCAATCAGTGCGGACTCGAGGACGGTGAACCCGTAGAGACGTCCGATAACGCCGTTACGCAGTTCGCTGTCTTGTCCAGCCACCGAGACGTCGTCGAGGCCCTGAATGAGCAGGTCGGCGAACTCGGGGGAAACGACCAGGTAACGACCAGCGGCCGGAACCTTAGCCTGTGACATATCGGTACGCATAGTGCGCACAGCGGTAAGAGCGGTCTCTGCGCTGTTTACGACAATGTCAGTAGGGTTAGAGTTGCTTGCGCCAACGAGCATAACCGTGTTAAGCAGGTATTCCTCTGCGTCCTCGGCAAGTGCGCGACCAGCAGAGTCAACCCAGGGGGCAAACTCGGAGCTAGCCTGGACACGGTCGACGTCGTCAACGTTCACAGAGAACGCTTTTTCTTGGTCGATCGTGAGCTCTACCTCGGTGTCGTTAAGAGCCTCTGCCGAGATAGTACGGCCAGCGCCAGCGTAGTCCACAATAGTAGGCGTGGTGGCGTTGATAATGTGCACCTTGTTACCGGCAACGACGTCGCCAGTAAAAGCGTTGTTAAGGGTCGGGATAACGACCTGGTTGGCGATAAACGACTGGGTAACCCCGGCCGCCCATACCTCGGGAATAAATTGGTCAATAGCCATTATTAGCTATATCCTTTCTTGTTAGGATTTCCCCATAAGCGAGTCAAGCCGACCGTCTTTACGGGCCTGCAAGATTTCCGCCGGGGACATATTGGTTAACTCGTCTCGCGTACGAATTTGCGCGAGCGAATTTTTATCACCGCGAGCACCCTGCCCTAGATTGGGTTTAGGTGCGTCGGGGTGTGTACTGTGAGCCTCCACCCACGTCGCAATAGCCTCGCTGTCAATGTCGCCAGAGTCGTCAATAAAAGCCGTTTTATCAAACGTAAGAATAGAGTCGCCCTCGAGGGTCCTGCCCTTGAGAGAACTTTTTAGCTCTGCCTCTACCAGTTTCTCGGCGAACTCCAAACGTACCGCTCGACGCGTGTCGTCTTTAGTCTGCTCTATCAGCCGCTCAGTTTCCGAGAGCTGCGATTTACGTACCTCGTCAAGCTCTTTAGAGGCTTGCGTATACGTCTTGCGTAACTCTTTAAGCTCGGCGCGTTGCTTAGCTAAAGTCTTGACCAGCGGGTGGTCGTCTGGGAGTTCCGTAGTGTCCTCGCCAGTTTCCACTGTCTCAGTGTCTACCGGTGTTTCGTCTACGTCATTTTCTGTTTTTGTTTCGTCTTGCGACATAGGGGTTACCTTTCCGTCTCGGAATAGATACGACTCGTCTCGAGCCATTAACCGACCAGGGTGGTCGGAAACTTAGTAAATTACGTCTGGGTCAATCGGCCCAAGAATGTCGTCAAAGTCTGGGACGTCGCCACCGAGTAGAGCCTCGGGGTAGAGCTGACTAATCGCCCAAACAACGGCGTACGGGTTTGTCTCGTCAAGTTGCAAGTTAGGACCAGGCCCAAACGGGGATATTTCCGAGCGATCTAGTAACTTAGCTATTGCGAAAATTGGTTGTGGCGGACCCAAAAGACCAAAGTCGGCAGTCCAGCTAACTACCTCGTTATTTATGGTTGCATTAAAGGCCAATTAGCACCCCTAAAATAAACCGGCGAAAATCCTCGTCAACGGTCAAACCTTTAGTTGAGTCGCCAAAGTATCCGCCGCCACCGAGCAAACTCTCGACGCCCGTGGTAAAAATTTCGTAGTTGTCGTTAGCGCCTAAGCCGTAAGATTTTCCGGTGTAAGCTTCTCGCCAGTCGTCTTTATTACCAAACTCGCTTGTGCTACGAGGCGAAAAAATACCCTGAATTCTATTATCGTCGCTTTTGGCTCGTCTTTGCCAATAGACATATTCCATTTGCTTTACGCCAGGTATGACGTCCTCCATACCGTGCCCAACCTCGTGCACAGCGGTCGCAAACCCCGCGTCTTGGTCAGCGATTCTAGGCTTTCGCGTACTAATGGCTAACCTTGCGGTGCCGTCTCGCGAGTTTCGCCACGAGCCACGTTTGACAAGAGCAACCCGTACGGTAGAAAACTGCTCGGCAAAAGTGTCGACCCAGTCCGCCGGGTACAGGTCCAGGGCCTTTTGGGTTAAATCTTGCATAGCCTGGGGCCCGACAAGATTGGGCACTTTTGTAGACGTACCCCTAATTTCAGCGATTAGATTAGCGGCTTCCTCGGCCATAATTGCGTCAAAACGTTTCGAGCCGGGTGCTATAACGTCGTCGAGCTGATTTTGCAAAGCAAAAAACTCGTCTTGTAAACCCTGTTTTTGCGCTGTCAATCTTGCGATTGTAGGCTGTTGTTTTTCCAACCTATTTTCGACTATCCGGTTAAAGTCTCGGCTATACCTAAAACTCAGTAGCGCGTCACCCGAAACGCCGGTACTAGCGGCCTGAGCCAACACCGCTTCTTGGATTGTTTCTTTTACGCCAATTATTTCAGCAGTTTTTTGGTCAATCTGTTGTTTGATAACGTTTTTTTGGGCCTCTACAGCCTTTACGTCGACAACAGGCAGGTCGAGGTCGTCAATCCGTTGTTTAATCCGGCGAGACAACTCGTCGTCTACGTCTTTGCCAACCTCTAAAACCTCGTCGAGGTACTTTTCGGCCCTATCACTAGCTTGCACAAAAGTAACAGCTTTACGGTTTGTCTTGACGACTGGATTTTTAGGGTCTAAAAAGTCTTGCCGAATGTCGGCCTGTATCTGGGCACCGTCTATGCGGTCGGCCCTCTCACGAATTTTTGACACGCGATCGGTGGCTGGAGGTAGAGCCGGCGGCTTAGGCATAGCCTTACCGATTAGGTTAAGGTTATTCGGTCCGACGAACTTGTGACCTTTTACAGTCAACATTGGGCCGAGCTCGCCGTGGTCTTTAATCGCAATTTTTCGGTAGTCGATTGCGTCGCGACCAGTAGCGGACGAAAAGCCAAAACGGTCCTCGACGGCTTGGTGGGACTTGTCTAACAACTGTTGGTCAATTACTTGGCCAGGGTCGCTGTCGCCGTAAATAGGCATTTCGCCACAGTCGCAACCGGGGTGAATAGGCATTAGCTCGCCTTTACGGTAACGCTGCGTAGACGCGACATAACATAGAGCGCAGTTTTCCGAGCCCGTCAAAGTGCGCAGATAGCCGACGATATTATCGTTAGCGCTACGAGCAAACAGAGACGCTTTACGCTTCGAGAGTTGCACCTCGGTACGAGCTAAAGACGTGGCGGTTTGTGAGCCAGTTTTTAGGGCGTCGCTAAACTGGTCACCATTGGCTAAAGCCATACGCATTTGGACAAACGGCCGAGTATACACGTCACGTACATTAGCACCGTTACGCAAGGCGGCCGTAGATAAATCTAGGTCGGCAAGATTGGGCGCTTTAAAAGCCTTTTCGGCTAAGCCGGCCATTTTCTCGTGGTATGCGACTACAGCGTTAGAGGTTTGCCGTTTGATACCCGTTAGAGGCACAGACAATTCCTCAATAAAACGTTCTATGTCCTCGTCGCGCCAAGACCCCAGATTGGTAAACGTGTTACCAGCGAGAGCGCCAGCGTCCTCGACATAACGCGCCGTTAGGGCTAGATAACCCTCGGTAACGTCATCAAGAGCCACCAGCTCCACCACCTGTTAGAGACTGGGCCAAAATCGCCTCGCCTGCGCGTTCTACTTGCATTTCGTCAATTTCCGCGGGGGAGAACTGGCCGATAAGCTGCATACGCGACCTAAACGGAATATCCTGGAATTTCGAGTTAGCGTCGGCACGCTCAGCCATAGAGTAACGCTCCGCCGGCTTCCACAGTGGCTCGAGGTCGAGCAGGCTAGCGCGAACGTCGTCGCCAACCCACCTAAACAGTAGAGACATTACGCGAGACCAGCCAGGGCTAACCCGTGTAATACGATCCTCTGTCTTAAAGACTAGGCCCTCGCGTGCGAGCTGTGCGCCCTCTGCTGAGCCGTTAGCGCCCTCTGGGCTAAAATAGTGCATAGGTGTACGGGTAACCGCTGCAAAGTCTTGGATATCGGCGCGTACCGCGTTTAGGATACCCATAATCTCGGCCTGGCCGAGCTCGTCAACGTCCGCACCCTCGGGGATAACCCACAGAGAGCCGGCAGACGACTCGAAAATACCGTTATAGTCAATTTCGTTACCGTCGGCGTCGTGTGTGGGAAAATCGCCTTTTAGTACACGCTGTCTAAACGCTTGCGTCGTCGCGATTACGAGACGCTGTAGGATCATATGGTTTACGCGGTCGATAATGTCTAGGTAGGGCTCGTACTCGCCTTTTTCGTCGGCGTTAGCGAACTTGACTACTGGAGTCTCGCCGAGCGGGTTTACCATTTCGTCGAGCAACTGGTAACCGTCTCCGTCGAATATATTTTGGTCGCCAGGCTTTACAAAGACCTCGATTACGTCCGCGTGGTAGCAGTAGAGGTAGTTCTGGTCGTCCTCTTTAAAAACCTTGATAGCCTGGATAACCTTAAACGGCTCTGTAGGCGACGTGTAGCCGTAAACCTGTCGAGGGTCCTCTACGGTCACTATCGGATATTCTGAGCCCTCTGGGTACCCTACAAGCGCGTACGCGGTACCAAAACGCAGTAGGTACGAGTGCAAGTCGGCGGCACCGTAGTCGAGGTTGCTAGCTTTCCACAAACGACGGGCCTCGCGGTCCCCGTTTTCGTCGTCCTCGGCACCCGTGCGGAAACCGCCGATTACCATACGCTCGCGAACCGCTGCCACCGACAACTGGGCCAGGTTTAGACGTGCTTTACGCTGGAAACGCCGATACGCTCTACTCTGACCGTCCGCAGACTCAGGTAGAGGTGCGTCGCCGTCGTAGTAGCGCTCGAGCAGGTTGTAGTGAGACTGTTTGCGAGCCAAAGCCTTAAGTAGACCCTGCTGGGTCTTAGTGAGCTGTGTAGCCATATAAAAAGTGTCCTAACGTATACGGCGCGGTATAAAAGTAGATCGCGTGGCCTCACCTTTTGAGAGGGCTATTAGCCGTGCTTGGTAAGCCAGCAGAGCACTTATAGCCGCGTCGATTTTGTCCCGGCTTTCCGGGTGAGACTTTGCAATAGTGATACCAGAGCGCCCGATACGGCGTCGGGCGTTTAAAACGTGTCGAGTGAGAGCTAGAGAGCCGTCGTGTGTCAGCTCTTTATCCATTACAGCGGTGCTAAATTGCTCTACCGCTCGCACAACTAGATAAGACCGGTTACCGGTGAGCCACCAGGCTATTGGGTTAGATTGGCTCGCTCTGGCTTTAAGTTTCTTGCCATAAGCGGCCTCCCACTTAGCTACGTAACCCTCCCACCGTGCCGGGTCCGCAAACATACCGACAACGTTGTAGGTCTCAAAAGCTTTAGTAACCTCGTAGTCGACCTCGTCGACCGGCACAGCCCAGTCGTCGCCGGCTGGACCGTTAGGCTGCTCCCAAACCTTAACCTCGAATAGGTGACCGTCTGATACACGGCAACCGACCAAAGCGGTAGCGTCTGTAACACCTCTGGCGCGTTTACGTGAACCGTCAAACCCGAGCGTAATTTCCTCGCCCGATAAAACCGTTTTATTGGAGTAGCAGGCGTTCCACTCGGGCGCGGTTATCCAGGCGTCGCGTGCGCTCGTAGGTTGGTTAAAGTAATAGCGGCGGGAGTCCGAGGGATCGTTACGCGGGTCGTAGATTTCCGAGACGATACGGTCGACGTCCATAATTTCGGCAAACGGGCCATACGCCTCGGCAATACCGGCGCGTACTTGGTCCTCGTCTGTGAGGTCTACGTCTGCGTCGGCCTCGCGGTGGTCAAAAAGTAGGCGCTGCCTTTTAGTCTTGCCCTCGTTTATTAGCTTGGCGAGCTCGTGCGTTTCCTCGGCTACCGATTTCTCGCCAGGCAAGTACATAGTAGAGGTCTCGAGCGACCACGGCTCAGCGATTTTACGTTTAGCCAGGTTACGCCTAACCGTCTGATACATACGCTTTAGCTCGGGCCGGTTATATAAGTGGGTTTCGTCGAAAACGACGTGCGTCTCCCGACCGCCGTCTTTAGAGCTGTTGCTCGCGGTCGACGGGATAATTTCGCCACCGCCAGGCAAGAAAATACGGGTCAAACCTGCCGCGTCGCGAGGCAACCCCTGGGCTAAAGTGCCCTCGGTAAGATTAAAATAAACGTTGTCGTAAGTGTTGCCGGCTTGGCTTTCCTCGGTTGCTAGGCAACGGATAACGGGCGCGGTCACCGGTACACCCACCGGCTCGCCTTTGCTATACGTGTATAGCAAACCGTCGCGCTCGTACTTTTCGCCCGCCTCGGCCCAGTGGCTAAAGCGTGCCGGGCCCATAGCCTCGAACAACACAATAAAGCCGGCGAGCTCGGACTTAGCGCGGCCTTTGGCACGCGACATAAAAGCCGAGTCGTAAAGTCTTTTACCGTCCGCGTCGAGCGCGTATACGTCGACCACAAACGCGGTAAATTCGTCGTCTAGTCTGACCGGTTGGCCTTGCACGTCGCCGGGCCCGTGGACACAAAACGACTCTATCCACCACACAGCCAGCCACCCAAGCGAGCGGGTACGATCGTGCTCGTCTGCTCGGACTAGCTCACGCATTAGAGAGCCGGGCCCTGCGCTCGTCGAGCTCGTCGACTGGCGCAAGAATAACCGACTCGGTCTCAGGCTCCACGTAACGTATACGCAAGTCTCTACGAGCGTCTAACGTAGTGCCGAGTATTTTCTCGCGCTGCCTAAGCTCTGACATAGCAGACACGACACCGGTAACGGCTTGCGCGTGTATAAGCGCGGTGTCTAAACAAAAAGCCCAGTCGGACGACGACCAGAGTGCACAGTGAGGCATAGTCGTAACCGACTGCCACCACGTCACCGTCTGCTCTGGCATAGGGTACACAGAGACGTCGCCGGCCTTGCTCATAATTTCGCGCACCTCGGGCAAGCTAGGACGCTCGCCCGCATAGGGCACGTTCGGCACCTCGGTCCAGTCCACCGTAGGCTTGTGCCTAGTGACTGTCGGGCGCTCACTGGGTTTACGTCCAGCCATTACCATAGTGTTACCTCGTCTCGAGCATAACGGCGTCTCTCACGCCAATTTAGAAACGGCACGCTCAAAGTACAAGACGTCGAGCTTGCCAGTACGATACGGATCGCCCGTAACCGTAATAAACCTGCCAGCAGGGTAAGCCTCCACCTTGAGACTGCCCAGCTTAAACCTTTTACCTTTGTCCAGGTAACCGTAACCCCAAACGTGTAGGCCACGCTTAGACGGCGAAAATTCCGTATAGCTTGGACCAAGCAACTCGAGAAACACTAAAGCCTCGTCGTCCACAACCCCGTCGGTAACACAGTCGTCGAGGTCGATACACACAATACCGTCGCCATTTAGGACAAAACCGTAACCGTCTCCAGCGTTAGACTGGCGAGCCTCGGTGTACGAGACCCAAGCCTGCTGGTCGTGAACCGATATAGTCCAGCCACCCGTCGCTATCGGTCGTTTCGCTCGGTGCCGGACCCAACGGCGCAACGATCGTAACTCAGCCGGGATAACGTCGAGCTCTGCCTGCCTATCGGCAACCCACTTAGGCGAACGTCGGCGGTGTCTGTGAGCTCGCACCCTGCAAGCGCTGCCACAGTAGGACGGTTTACGTCCACGTTTAGGCTGGATAAGGTCAACACCACACACACGGCAATTAGTCATACCGCGACTTTACCAGGTGTAACGATAAACGGCAACGAGCGATTCTGCGCCTGTCTAAGCCTCTAGCCTGTACAAACGTCTCGCCACCCGTGGCAATACTGGTAAGCCTTTTATCCAGTCGCACAGCGCCAGCCAGGGGGTAAAGCTTGGAGTATTGCACGCACAGCGAACTACAGCCCCTCCCCGGGCAGGGAGTGGGGGGGGAGGGGGGTGGGTCCCCCTACCTACGCGAGGCCGGGGTGCTTTTGTTTAGGTCGTACCTCTCGGGGTACTGCCATACGGGCCCTTGCTTGTGCTGCCTCTTGTGCTGTCTTACGCTTATGGTGCCAAGTGCACAGTAGTCTCAGGTTATTTAGGTCGTGGTTTCCGCCGGCCGCCAGGTTTACTATATGGTCCACGTCCGTACCGTTGTGTGTACAGCCGTCCTCGTGTTGACATAAGCCACCTGCTCGTTGGATCACTAGGGCCCGGGTCTTAGCCCAGCCGGGGGGGTCTTTAGGTCTTGTGCTACTGTCCCAGTTGTGGGCCATAGGGGGGGTCTCTCTGGGTGTTGCTATACGGCGATTAGGTTGCCTTATCGTGTACTTATATACACGTTTATATAAAAATACACCCTGCCACTCGGTCGAGGGTAGGGAGCTAGTGGAGCAGGCCAGAGTCGAACTGGCGTACGGTAACGATCCACGTGTGGCTTTCGCTACCGGCGATACCGATACTGCCCCTACTCGTTTGGGAGTCGCACCGAGTTAGCCCAGCGCTCCCCAGGGTCTCCACCCCAGGCGTCCCAAGCGACACGGCCAGGGCTCGGGTAACCGTCCTCGCCACGGTAAAAACCCTCGGCGTCTTTGTTACCTGCCTGCCTGGCAAAGAATGACCGCATACGGGTTATGGTCTCGTCTGATACTGGGCGACCGTTAGCGAGTTGCACGGCTCGAGCTCTACCAGTGTCGGTAAAGCCTGACCCTGCGCGACCCTCTGCGATCCAGATTAGGGCGCGTTTAGCTGCGTTCTGGACGTCTGCCGGTGGGTCGTACGTTGCCATTAGTCAACTGGTCTTAGGTGTCTAGTCGCAGTCTTGCGTCGTGCTCGTTTCGCAGTAACCCGTACAACAGCAACGCTCACCGCAAACACAAAGACCAAGCTCGTTAGTGCCAGTGGCACAGCAATTACCCACCCTATAAACTCCCATACGCTCATAGTTCCACCTCCCCGTAAGCTGACTTGCCCCACTCGAGTAGACCGGTAACGGCATACAGTGGGGTAGTCGCGTTTCTAAACACTACAATTTCGGCGCTCTCACCGTCCGAGTCCATACTAGACGTCGACGCTACTACTACCCAGTCGCGGACAAAGTCGGCGGCCTCCATAGCCTCGTCGAGTACGTGCTCGCTAATGGCACGGCCTAGCGCCTCGTACGTCTCGGCCGACATAAAAATACCTTTCGTAACCTGGCTTAGTCTCTGTCTTATTGGCTATTGCCTCGACCGCCATAGGGTAGTCGTTATCGTAGAGTGTGGACTATTGCCAGAGTGCACTCGGGTAAAACTAAATAGATCGTAAACTGCTGGTACCCTCGGACGTCTTGAGACGCTGCCATTTACCGCAGTCGTGGCAACGGTAACGAGGGTAGGACTGGCTGGCCGTGTAGTATCGACCGCGTACAGTCAAGTGGTCACTACCGCAAGCCACACACGAGTCGGGTTTACCGTTCGAGAGTGCTGCGTTAGGTAGTTGGCCGTCGGCCCACGGGCGTAGTTTCTCGTACAACTCTACAAGTAGCTTTACGTCCTGTATCTGGTACTTGCGCATAGTGCGCCAAGCTTTATCGTCGCCGGCCATAACGTCCAGCCAGAGCTGAAAACCGGTGTGCGGTACTTTAGCGCCAACACCTAAACGCTGAGCGACGTAGTCGAGCTTGTTGCTCGGAAACCTAAACAGGCGCTTTACTAACGCCATAAGGTCAAAGTCTTTAGTCGGGCTCGGTGGCAATATGCCGGCCTCTAAGAATTCTCGCCGGATATGCTTGTGGTCGAAACCCTTGGAATTCCAGCCCACGAGCACGTCGGCCTCGTCCATTAGATCGTGTAACGCCTGGAGCATACCGGCTTTACCGTCGTGGTGTACCGAGTAAAAGTGTACTTTTTTCTCGCCGTACCATTGGGCACCGAAACAGATAACCTCGGTGCTCTCGACTATCTGGGAGAGGCTTACGTTCTGCTGCCAGAGTCCCCACGTGTGAGCCGTCATAGGCGACGTCTCTAAGTCAAAAAAGAGGATACGCACTAGGGCCTCGTTTCGATTTCGGGCACACTAATAGAGCGCACCTCAATCGTACCATAATCCTCGAACAAATTTTCGATAATTTCGGTATTTTCTTTATCGGCGTGTCGCACGTCCTCGCGTGTGTCGATTTCGTACCGTAGCTGGCGCATACCGCGGCCGTGTAGCCACGTGGCCGAGCACACAATACAACGAGCTTTAGTGTGGTCCAGCGAGCGGTACTGGACTATACGAGACTCGACGAGTATAGACCTACGGTATATACCTTGCTCGTCTGTGCCGTGTGTAGCGTCGCACCTTGGGCACGCTGCCGTAATCTCGAGAGCTGTCGGCGGGTTTAGTTTGTTGTCGATCGCGTACGCCATACCGTTTAGCTTGCGTAGCTTGGCGTGTAGCACCTCGGTCGACACTTTACGGCCGTTGACCTGATTTTTAAACTCAATATACCAGTGCCGTAGGTTCGACTCTGGGCTCGAGAATGGTTTAGCGTCCGAGACCTCTTTAAACAGTCTCGTCGCTTGCGCCCGTACTTGCTCGTACTGCTCTAGTGCGTCCGCGTCGATAACGTTACGCTCCGACGCGAGCCCTGCGCCTTGCACTGTGTAGCCGAGACTCGAGTGGACGAGGTTACGTAGCTGGACTATTAGGGCGTCGTGCAACATTGTTACGCGTTGCTCGGTGCCGTCGTCGTCCTCTACCAAGACCTCGGACCTGTGGACTTGCGTAAGCCGATCCACAACGTTTAGTAGTTCGTCTAACGGGTTAGAATGGGGCACTATCGTCGACTAGAGCGTTAGGGTTTACAGTCGGCCACGTTTCCGTTACCGCTGCTACGCCAACCTTGTCAGACTGTACCGGTGAGTCGATATTAGATACGCGAGGCTTGTTTACCTTGAGTGCGACCGAGTGACCGGTACCGCTACCGTCTCGTTTCTCGTACTCGTCTACGCTTGCCGAGAGCAAACCCTCGACGTCAATAACGGTACCCTCTGCGAGACCGTGTGGCTCGTCAAAAAACAGCGAGTAACGGGTGCTACGTTCGCCGGCCTGTGTCTTGTACGTCTCGACAACCTGCGCACCTTTACCGTCCCAAAATACTCGAGTTACCTGCACTTTGTTTAACGTGATTTTAGCCACGGTCCCCCCTAAAAAATTGTGTACGGGCTCTAGGGTATTACACGGGTGTAATTCGAGTAGGGGTTTAGGCTTTGCCGGCGTGTCGTAAAACGTCGGGATAGTAGACCCAAGTGCGCCCGCCCCGCTTTTCGTAAGCCACGTGGTCGCTCTTGGTCCACCTGCGCAGTGTCTCGACCGCGTACCCTATTGCGTTGGCCGCCCTCGTTATTGGTTGCCAGTCCTCCGACGACTCTGGCGGTGGCGTTATGTCATTGGTTACATATTGTGGCTCGGGTGCCTCGTAGTGGTGGTGGCGCTCAGCCTCGAGCCTAGCGAGGTCTATACCAAGGTGCTCGGCGTAGCTAGGCATTCGGCGCGAGTTTCCCGTCTACGATCCTCACGAGTAGCGTGTCTGCGCGTTGGCTTTTTATGTCCTCTGCTGCGTCGCCGTTGCACAGTGCCTCTATTGCCCCGTCGCTCATAGGTCTAAAGCCTGGCGGTTGCCAAAACGGCATTATTTCGGTCATAGCAGAGCGTCCTCGTACACGTTACCTACGCACCACGAGTGCAAACGGTCAGCCGGCAACTCCAACGACTTACGGTATATCGTGAGACAACAGTCTTTACACGTCGTAATACGTAACCCGTGCTCGGCACACTTAGGCTCTGGCGCACCCGTACCGTTCTCCTCGGCCTGGCGTGCCAGTTTCGTCGCCTGCTCGTTTAGCTCTTTAGCTGCGTCGTGAGCCTTAGCCAAAACGTGCTTAGGCTCCACCCAGTTTATGGTCACGTCCTGCCGGGCCTTACGAACCGCGAGCTCGGCCACCTGATACGACAAGTGCGCTACCAGCTCGTGCCAAGCGTCCACGACACCGTCGTTTACAGTCCTGTTATCCAATACGGCCAGCTTGCGCACTAACCGCTCTGTCTCTGTTTTCAGCATTACTACCCTCTCTCTAGTGTTACTTGCCCCAGCATACCCACAGCGTTACCGATTCTGTCGACACTCATATCGGCGTAGTCTGGGTTTAGCTCAGTGCCGACATAATGGCGATTATTTAGTAGCGCGACCTCGCCGGTCGTACCAGAGCCACTAAACGGGTCTAGCACGGTGTCGCCCTCTTTGCTACCAGCTAAAACGCACGGCTCGATAAGCGCCGGCGGGTACGTGGCAAAGTGAGCACCTTTGTAAGCTCTTACCGGCACAGTCCATACCGAGCGTTTGTTACGAAACTCTTTAATAGAAACGAAAGCCTCTTGACCTGTGCCCTCTTGGCCCTGGCGTTTCCCGCGATAATTTAGTCGACCAAGACCAGCCCTACCGTCGTCTGCCCATATTGCCGGCTCTTTTATAGCGTCCACGTCGTAAAAATACTGCTCATTTTTAGCGAGTAAAAAAATAGTCTCGTGCGCCTTAGTAGGACGATCGGTAACCGACTCAGGCATAGGGTTAGGTTTGTGCCAAATTACCTCGCTGCGCAAGTACCAACCGTGCGACTGTAAAGCAAACGCGACCCGCCACGGTATACCGAGTAACTGTTTATTCTTGCCGTAGCTATCGCCCAAGTTGACCCACAGAGTACCGTCGTCGGACAACACCCTACGCACCTCTGCAAACACAGCTACCAGCGCGGAAACGTAGCCCTCGAGCGAGTGCTCTAAACCTATCTGACCGTCGTGCCCGTAATCCCTGAGACCAAAATAAGGTGGCGAGGTTATACACGTTTGCGCCACCCCCCCCCCGATCGTTTGCAAGCGCTCGACCGCGTTACCGACCAGAATAGTCGCATTTAGCATTACTACACCCCCCCTAGTTCGTGCAGTCTATCCAGATTTTCTTGAGCCCTCGTCTTTGACTCGCCACGTTTAGATCGTGCCGGCAGTGGCCCGTCCTCCCACCGTTCACCGTTAAGCCAAGTAGCAGGGTACGGGATAAACGCCCTCGGTGGCAGGTTAGGGTCCTCGGCGAAACGCTGCGCACCCTCGACAACAAGCTTTAGTTTTTTACGGTCTATCTTGCGAAAAGCTTTACGAGCTCTAACCTTGTCAACCTTGTGGGGATAGCTTGCCCAAAAGACCTCAAACTGTTTGCTATACATACTATTTATTGGGTCTAGTTCATTGGTTATAGTTCGTATGTCTATTTTGTCGCCCCCCCTATGGCTATTTTGTCTCCCCCCTACCGATCTTTTTTCTTCCTCCCCTCTCCC